ACTGCCCCTATTGGATAAATGCAGTTGGTAAACCTAGGTTAGCAAAGCTCACTTCTTCCTTTAAGATTGCCCACGTATAAGACGCGTCCGACGGTGTGAATGTGTTAGGGTCGAACTTGGCGCCGTTCTTGTCTAGTGGTATGGGCTTTGTAATGGGCTTACCCTTGAACTGGATCGCCTCTTGCGTTTTTGGCGGTCCCGGTTTCAATTCAACCGTGCCAGCATTCAAGAAGTTACGCGCGTGTGTATCTGGATCATACAGAATGTTATAGGTAACCCTCACAAATGCCGTGCCGCTTTCGTAGGCGTTAACGCATGGGATAGATTCTATCAACCATGCCCACTTTGCCCCGGCAACATCTGTTATTGTAACGCTTGCGCTGTTTATCTTGTTCTCGTATGCTCGCAAATCTGAATAATCAGTTATGGAAGCGTGTATGCTGGTCCATGTAGAGTAGTTCTTTACAAGGGTAAGCCTCGTTAATAGGCGCGCATCTTTGGCTGGAATAGGCGCTTGTGCAGAATTCACCAGTCCATCACCAGAGCTCAATAGAACATCGTTAACAGTTCCTAGACCTACCACTGTAACCTTGGCGGTTGCAACATTCACGTCAACTGCTACTGTCTGGGTGGAAACTTCCCAATCTCTAGCGGTGGGGTCTTCTATGATCGTGTTTGAGTTCTCAGGTGTGACATAATCAACTGTTACATAGAATACCAACAAGTTGCCATCACTTGCAGCCTTGGGGGATACATCAACAACCTGGAGGTTAGTACGCGTGCCGTTGTAACTATCGCCAATAGTAGGGATTGCCGTGCTTCCGTCGTCCGCCGCTAGTACATCGTCAATCTCTGTAATATTGGAGTCACTAACTGCAATGTAGGCTTTTGTCGCGCTCTGTGCGTTGGCGGATAGCGTGAACTTACGCCCTTTGATCTCTTCAACTTTGGTCCATGCCATTAGACAATCCCCGCTGCTTTGACGTTGATTTTAATCCCTTTATCCCGGATATCTTCCAAGATTTCTTTAGTCTCTCCTGTGTTCTGCTCTATCTGTTTCTCTGTGCGCGTGTTCTGCCCTTGCGCTATGATCCGGAAAGCTTCGACGCTGCCCTTAGCCGCGCCGCTTCCTAGGGTTTGGCGCTGCGCCTCTGACACCGTGGCTGCTGCCTTGGCGATGGTTGCGCCGGTCTTCTTGGCAGCTTCTTCTGCTTCCTTGGTGTCAAAGATAGTGCCCATCTTCAGGTTGAACTCTGGCAGGTCTTCGGTGGTCTTACCAAACCCTTCTAGCGCTTTCCTGAATTCAGTTGTCTTGCCAAGTGCGCCCTCGATGCGCTCCTGTAACGTGCCTACCTCTGCCGCGCCCTTTATGAATGCACCGCCAAACCCTTCAAGATTCAGGTCACCTGTGAACGCGTCCTCTATGGCAGATCTAACACGCTGGCCTATCTGGAAGAAGAAAGTGACAAACTCAATCCCCCACTCTATGAGCTTATTGAGTAAATGCCCTAACATTACTTCCCAGTTGTCAATCATGAACCCGGTGAACGCGCCAAACATGGCTATTATCTTTTCAAGTCCTATCGTGAAGTTGGCACCTAGATTAACCAGAAAGATGATTGCACCGGCTATCATGTCAGAAAGCATGTTCATCCAGTTGCGCCCAAACCAGTCAACAAGCATTGCCCAGTTTTCCCTGAAGTTGACCATGAAACCAACAACGTTGATTGCAAATGACTTTAGGAACTTCCATGATTTCGATGCGAAATTCTTTACAGCCCCTAGCGCGTCAACGTTGAATACCTTGATAAAGACGGCGCCCGCTGCAATCAATGCCGCTACTGCAATACCTAAGGGACTGACAATAGCGCCCATGATAGCACCACCTACGGCAAGAATAACAACCTTGAATGCAACGAACCCCGTAACCATAAATCCAAACCCTGCCATCAGTCCGCCAACTGCAACAAGGATAGGCCCTATCGCAGCCGCTATGCCAAGGAAAATCACGATAGCGCGTTTTATACTAGGGGATAACTCTCTGAATTTCTTCGATAGCCTAGTAACCAAGTCAAGTGCTCTCTTGAGTGGTTCTCTGACTGGATCTATAAAGCTTGCAAGGGTTATCTTGACGTTATCTAGTGCGGTTGTGAATTTACCCGTTAACGTGTTCGCCATTTTTGCAAGTAGGTTTTCAAACTTACCGCCTGGCCCACTCATTGCCTTGAATGCCGCGGTAACGTCGTTAAACCCTATCTTCCCCGCGCTTACCATGGCCTGGATTTCTGCCTCGTTCTTGCCCATTTGACTAGCAAGCACTTGGAGCAAAGGTACACCCCTAGTACTGAAATCACGTAGCTCTCTACCTGTCAGCTTCCCTTGTGCCCTCACCTGCCCAAGGTTCAACGCTAAACTCTGTAGAATAGCGCTATCTCCCCGGCTAACGTCGCCTAGGTTCTTTAGTATTCCCATTAAGTTGTCAGCTTCGATCCCTGTAGCGAGCAACACCTGTGCGGCTTTCTGAATAGAGCTCAAGTTTAGCGGGGTCTTGCTGGCGAACTGTGTCAAGCTCTTGAAGATCTTTTCACCTCTCTTCATGTCTCCCACAAACGTACCAAAAGCAATCTTGGCAGTCTCAAACTCTGCCGCCGTCTTCACAGCTACACCGCCAAGCAAGGCAATAGGTGCCGTTATAGAAGCAGACAAACCCCGGCCCAAACTACGCACGTCCGCGCCAACCTGCCTCAGTGACCCGCTAAACTTGGTCATCTGCTGGATAGATTGCCGTGTGGCTGCGTTGAATTGCCGGTTATCCAATTCAAGTAGAGCCGTGAGTGTGCCTATTAACTTGCCTGCCATTTACTCTTCCTCGCTTCTCTCTGCGATTTCTTGCATTTTCTTGTCTGGCACCATGCCGTCAAACATTGTCGCTATTGCTGCGAACGCGCTAAACTGTTTCCTCTTGTCTAGCTCTGGCTCTTCATCCTTTGACTTGAATACCAATAAGAATTTGTCCAAGGCTGGCACCGGCTTTGAGCCCTTTTCAAACATCTTAGCTATCAAGTTTATCATCTGGCAAATCTGCGCGGTGTGGTAGTCCGCTCTATGGTCACCACGTGGCTCGCTATAATAACGCTGCCACATAAAAAGTTCTTCAAGCGGGAGAGCCTCCAGTACTTCACTGAACGACTCACCCCGGCTTTTAGAGAGTTGTATCAACCATTCATATTCGCCTGATGTGACTTTTTTTCGGCTTCTTGCCCTGCCTTGGCGATAGACTCTTGAACACCGTCAATGATAGCCTTCTGATACTCTAAAGGCGCATCTGTTAACGTGTTGATGGTTGCCGCTGTGAAATAGGGTTCCCCTTGAGATGTCCTGATCAATTCAAGGCCAATATACTCTAGCAACGCCTTCACGCCTTCTAGCTCGTCCTCTTTCTCTATGCTCTGCATCTTGAGAATGTGTGAGGCTTTGAGTGGTTCGTGATGGAAAGTAACGTCGTATCCTGGTAGGTAACACTCTGTTACTCTGCTGCTTCTAAATAGTTCTAGTAAATCCATGGGCTGTCAGTCCCTTCTAGTAGGTGGTTAATATTGCTTAGGTTGAGAATACAGGTGCAGTCTCTGCCAATGAAGCGTTGAGTAGGGTTGGAACGATCGTACATGATACGGTCCATGCTGTACCCTTCTCGCCGTCGTCGGGCTCGTATGACTTCAAGTAGCCCCAGAACGTGATAGTTCCGATTCCACTAAAGGTCATAACAATAGACTGGTTGTTATTGATCTCTGTTACAACTGCTGCCAGCTGAGAGGGGTCGTAATCCATAGTGAATGAAATATCCGAGGCTTCCGCTAATGTCTGCGGTAGCTTAGTCATCCAAGCGCTATTGGCTAGGTAGGTCGCGTCAAGTGGATCACCACCGTCAATTGCGAACCCGCCTAGAGTTCTAATTTTAGTAAGTCCTAGCGAGCCAATTGTAATCGACGCGCCAATTCCTTCGATGGGTGTGTCTGCCATAATAGCACCTTCTTGTTGTTATGTTTTGTAGGCACGTCGCCCGTTAGTAAATTCTTGATGCCCTGTAATTCTGTACATAAATTACCCGGGCTGATTCGTCAATCGTCAATTTCTCAAATGCTGTTGTTTTACTGATAACGCCATATGTGATTGTTCCTACAACCGTGCTCAACTGGCCGTTGATAGCCGTTGCAATGGCTGCGTATTTATCGGCGATGTCGTTTACGTCCTGAACATTCGCCCTGATACGTATCTGACAAGTAGGGTAATCAACCTCTATTGCGTTGTCCTCAGAGATGTAGTTATCTACACTTCCGTCCGTGTCGATGATTGTGATACACTTATCAGGGGCTTCTGGTTCTTGATTGACAAAGATACCCCAATCAGAGGAACCGCCTAGCGCGCCTATTCCGGCTGTTACTAGTAGATCTGCTATATCTTTGCTAAATACGTTCATACGTGCGCCTTCCTTAGCATATTCTCTAGTATCGCCTTAGCGTTCCTATCTAGTGCTTTTTTAAGAAACTGCGCCTGTTTGCCTGGGGCATGCCTAGCCGTTAAATTTTCATGGACAAAAAACGCTTTTCTATCTTCATAAGCTATTTGCACCTCTCCGCGCTTCTCGTCGCCTTCGGTAACCACGCTATTGAACAAGTCACCAAACTCATACGGAACCATAGCTTGTGAGTCAGCCTTAACACTCTGCCCCCCGTCCTCCATGCCGTTGAAAGCTTTAGTATTAATCTTTCCTGTTGCGTCTTTTAGGCCCTTTATAGCTCCTTGCAGTCCGACAAACCTTATTCCACTTCTAGCCATTAGCACACCGCCTTGTACACTATGATAGTACTTGAAGGGTTAGCGTCCTTGTGAGTCACTCGTACCTTGTACGCGGTATCTACGTCGTGCGGGTCAACCGTGGCGATCGTTCCCAGATACACCCAGCCATTCTTGTCTAAGGCTTGACTCAGATACAACACGCTTCTACTGATAAACTCGACACCGTCGGCGTCTACGCTGCGCTCTTGCTTATCTTCCCAACGGCCCTTGATTTCCACGGGTGCAGCTGTAAAGGTGCCTCCGTATTCGTCTTTAGTGCCGGGGGCCCAGTATGTGATC